CCAGAAGGGGAGCCGACGCACGTCGGTTGTCATATCTTTGATGATGAGCTTGCGGGCATTATCGCCAGCCGCACTGTACCGATTGAGGCAGAGATTGACGGGTGGGGACTTACCAGTGAGGCGGCACAAGCTGCCATTTCAGCAATCTCAATCTATTCAGTTCCATATGATACCGAAAGCGGGACACCAGCGAGTGTAAATTTTGACGTTCTGGCTTCTAGCCTAGGGCTTTTGCGTCAGTAGAGGATATTGAATTATGTCAAAGGGAAATACATTCGAGAATGATCTGCTGCTGCTGATCTTCAATAATACCAATGCGGCATTGATCGGTGATGCCACTGGATTGCGCGGTTCCTCTGTTGCCGGCAGCTTGTACGTTTCGTTTCATACTGCTGATCCTGGTGAGGCTGGGGATCAGACGACCAGTGAGGCTGCATATACAAGTTACGCGCGCGTTGCTGTGGCCAGAACAGCAGGCGGATGGACAGTCACCAATAACAGCGTCTCGCCTGCAGCAAACATCGATGCTCCCGCTTCCACAGGCGGAAGCACGACTGCTCTGACGCACTTTGCCATCGGCACTGCTGCTTCGGGCGCAGGCAAAATTCTTTACAAGGGTGCCCTCAGTGCCTCTATTGCCATGGGAGTTGGCGTCATTCCCCGCCTGACTACGGGCATGACAGTTACCGAGGACTAGTCAGGTGCCAGCGACATATGTTGGCGGCAAGACTGTTGCGATCGCAGGAACGACTAGCACCACTGCGATCTCCCTCACAGATCTGACCGGTGGCATTGGTTCAGCGCCGATTGAAAATGACATCGTCATTGTTGCTTTTGGCGTCGGCTCCTCGGTAGATGAGGCTCCTGGCGTAACGACGAGCGGCTATACCGAAGAGCAAGAACTCTTCTCTGACTCTTCGGACGATACAAATCTTTCAGTCAGCTGGAAGTTCATGGGCAGCACCCCTGACACTTCTGTCACTGTTTCAGGGACAGGCAATACTGCTAATGCTGGCGCTGTTGCGATTCAAGTCTGGCGCGGCATCAATTTAGCGACGCCATTTGATGTTGCAGAGACGACTGCCACAGGTACAGCCACAGACCGCCCCGATCCTCCCGCAATAACTCCAACCACTGCCGATGCTATGGTGATTGCAATCGGCGCTGGTGCAGCTGGCGCGGGTGGGCTTTTCACTTCTAGCGACTTATCAAATTTTATCACAGCCACCTCCCCAGGAACAAAAGATTGCTCGATCGGGATGGGCTCTTTTGCTTGGTCTTCAGGCGAATTTAATCCAGCCCAATTTGGAGGCGGAGCGGGTGGCGGCGCAGCACGCAGTTGGGCAGCTGTCACCTTAGCCTTGCGACCAAACCCAGTTTTAGCAAGGACTGGTACATCAGAAGGCGTTGCCAGCACCAATGGTGAAAGCGCAGCCATCTCACCGAGGGAAAGCTCCTCCTCGGGCGTAGCTAGCGTCAGCGGCAGCAGCGCAGCTGTCTCTGAGCGCACCGGAACCTCTGGAGGCGTCGGTGCTGCCGTTGGCCAATCGGCTGCCTTGTTCCCAGTTACAGGCGATGCCCCTGGCTCTGCTTCACTTTATGGTGAAGCGAGAATGGTGCTGATTGTCTCCGGCGATATTGCAGGTGCCGCTTCGATTTTTGGGGAAGCACGGGCAATTTGGCCTAGAACAGTAGCCATTGCAGGTGTGGCAGAAGTAATAGGGGAGTCAGATCACCTTTTTCTTGCGCTTGCTTCGGCAGACAGGGTAATATTCTTGGGCCACGATGGCGTCAATTTTGTCGCGATTGACCACGATGGCGTCAATTCGGTCTCATTGGGCCACGATGGCTCCAATATTGTGAACATTTAGCGATAGGAAGAAGAGATGGCAATCCCACCTAATGCTAAGGTTTGGCCGAGGACCCTGGATCCCAGAGACCGTGCAGATTACCTCATGAACTTGGCTGACGGCACCAATCCTTTGCTTGAGGCCGGTGAGGCTTATGTCACTTACACCCTTTCGCCCTCCATGGAGGCAATCGCGCTCGGACTTACAATTGAGAGCATTGCTCCTTATGAGCCAGTCGAGACCGATACTACACTTCAAATTTGGGTGTCTGTTGACGAAGATTTTTGGGAAGACGCAGCCTTCTTGGGTGCAGGGACCAGCTTGTCAATTGAATTGACGATTGAAACTGATTCGATCCCGCCGAGAAGGTGGCAGAGGACAGTCGTTTTGAAGGTGGCACAGCAATGATAAAGATAGAAAACGGCTCGCGCTTTCAAGTCACCTTGCCCGATTTTGAAGGCATCGCTGGCTTCAAGCAGGAAGGCGACATTGCGCAAGTTGCCTATAGGCCGACCAGCGACAGAGTCAGCCCAGCTGAGGCTGGCACCAAGTTGGTTATAGATGGCCAGACCTGGGAGGTCGCTTCTTCAGAGCGCAGTAAGCTTTTGAGATTTATGCGCATTTTGAATTTGAAGAAAGCGCAAGAGGAGCAATCTGATGTTAACGGGTGATCCTGCAGACGCAGATGCCATTCTTCCTCTTGCTGCTGCGAAGGCACGCATTCGAGTTATTGAGGCCGAAGAGGATGCTGATATAACAAGAATGCGTCTCCAAGCGATTGATTTTGTTGAAAGATACACAAGTCGAGCGCTGAATGAGCGTGGATTTCAGTGGGTTTCGACGCATTTTATTAATTATTGGCGTCTTCCGATTGGCCCTATAACGACCGTTGATGGGATTAATTATTATGATTCCGATGACGTAGACGTTGCGATGGACGCGGCCGATTGGTATTTCGGCGGTGGAATATTGCAGCCGAGATCAGGTACAATCTGGCCAGTGACCAATGGCATGGCAGGCTCTGTACGCATCTCTTTCACAGCAGGCTTTGAGGACGCTGAGACGCAAGCGCCCATGCTTGTTGCTGCGGTTGAGCTCGGGATAGCAGAGCTTTTCCGAAATCGTGAGCGCCCTGATTGGTCCGCAGTCATGGCCGCTTGTGATTCGTACAGGGACCTTCTGTTATGATACCAGCAGGCGATCTGAACAGAAAGATCACATTCGAAAAGCCAACTTTGGCCGAGAATGATTATGGCCATTCAGAAAGTTGGGCAGAACACACGCTTGCTTGGGCCAGAGTGAGATATGGCAGCGGCCAGGAGCGGCGGGAGGCAGCACAAGAGGTGGCGACACAAGCAGCGACCTTTGAGGTAAATTATACAACCAAAGTCGCTTTGGTAAATGTCAAAGACAGGATAAGCTTCGACGGATCGTATTGGGACATCACCAACAAGGCTCTCGTCGGGCTTAACGCTGAGGTCCATTTCACTGCAACTCGTGAGGCATAGCTATGGTTATGGTCAAAACGCTCCGCAAGCATGACAATATGCTTGGCGATAAATTTGAGAAGCACCCTGGAAAGATTTATGATCATCCGTCGCCAGAGTTATTGATTGAGCGTGGCTTCTTGGAGTTGGCAGATGCAGGGAAAAATGAAGCTTCAGGGGTTCAGGGAGTTGGACAAGAAGCTGAGCCAGCTTCCGAAGGGGACAGCGCGGGGGACACTCAAAAAGGTAGGAAAAGGCGCTCTTGATCCAATGGCTACAGACGCAGCCAACAATGCACCGGAAGAGTCAGGCAGGCTCGGCTTCAGCATCGCTGTCTCTGAGCGCAGGACTGCCCGCGCCAAGACCACCTTTAACAAGGCCAGAGGCGTCCAGATTGCAATGGGGCCAGCCACTGGCCAAGGCACGCTTCACTATGCTGCCTTTGTTGAATTTGGGACTGATGAGACGCCTGCGCAACCATTCATGCGCCCTGCTTGGGACAGAGGTGCCATGAAGTCATTGAATTATATTATAGATAACCTTTGGATTGAAATCGATAAGGCAGTCGGCCGGGTGGCGCGCCGCAAAGCGAAGCTAGCTGCCAGATGAATATGCAAGCTGCCCTCCTTGCGCGCTTGAGAGCAGTTCCTGCGATTGTCTCTCTATTTTCGTCAATGGATTGGCTTATCAGGCCACAAGGCGAGGCTTTTCCTACCCTCACGCTTCAGATGATTAGCGAGACGAGGTCTCAGCATTTGAAGGGATTTAATGATTTACGAGACTCAAGGGTCCAGATAGATGTTTGGGGATTGACCTATTCCGAGGTAAGGGAAGGTTCGGAGTTAGTCATCGCTGCCCTTGTGCCTGAGAATACCAGCAACGGCATCGTGTTTAATCGCGCTATGGTCGATGGTGTCCGCGACCTAAGTGATACTTCGGGCACAAGGTTTGTTTTCAGGTCCAGCATCGACTTGATCGTATGGTGGCAAACGGAGGAAGTGTGAGATGACTGCAGCAAAGACGGGATGGGGTGGCGAGTTCTGGCTCGACACTGCTGGAGACGTTCTGACGGAACTGGTTGAAGTTGTCAGCTTCACTCTTCCGAATGGCGAAGCCGAAACAATCGAGGCGACCCACCTCAAATCGCCCAACAGGCGTCGGGAATATATTCCTGGCTTGATTGAGGACGGTGAGCTTGAGGTTGTTATCAATTATGTGCCTGGCTCAGCCACTGACATTCTTCTTCGCGCCGCGCTTGAGGACGGCGACACGCGAGATTGGATGGCTGTCATCCCGCGCGAGACTGCCAATTGGGAAGTGACTGGTGACGGCATCGTCACTGGCTACGACCGTGGCAGCGTGGTCGCTGATGGTAAGATGGAAGGTACCGTCACCATTCGCATTACCGGCGCAGTCACTGAAGCGGCTGCTTCTTAATGAGCAACGATCCGGAAGGGTTGGTCACCTTTGAGACGGCAGCGGGGAAACTCACTGCTGTCTTTGGCCACAAGGCGATGAAGACGATCGAGAGCCAATATGATCTGCCTTTTTTCAAGGTCGTGATCTCGGCCCTC